TTAATGATAGCGATGAGCCTATTTATGTATCTTTAGGCGCAACAGCGACACTTAATAACGGTATACGCTTAAATGCAAGCGGTGGAGCTTTGGCATTAGATAACCCAATATTTAAAGGTGTTGTAAATGCAATATCAGCTAACGGAAATAAAACGCTAGTAGGTGCCGAAGGATGACTTACATCTACAACCCTACAGAGGGTGGTGGTAGCGGTACAGATAAGTTTTTATCGTCTTTAGGCTTTAATACTGGCACTGGCATTCTAACAGCCACCATGAACGATAGCGCAACAAGAACAGTTGATTTAGATGGACGATACTTAGAAGAAGTATTTGAAGACCCAACACCTCAGCTTGGTGGTGATTTAGACTTAAATAGTAGTGATATCACAGGTACAGGTAATATAAATATAACAGGCTCAGGCACGCTATCAGGCGACTTAACTATAGATACAAATACGCTATATGTCGATTCTACTAATAATCAAGTAGGGATTGGGACAACGACACTAGCGGAGGCACTCACTGTTAATGGCAACGTGGAAGCTGATATCTTTATTGGGGGATTACGTGGTGAGGTACAATTTAAGGCAAAGGCTAGCGAAGCAATAACAAAAGGTGACCCATTATATATTTCAGGGTTTGATGTAACCGGAAACACTCCTATTGTTGGCATTGCTGATGCAAATGACACAAATAAAATGCCGGCGTTTGGGTTGGCTGAAAGTACGGTATCTATAAATGCCTCAGTCAAAGTAGTGACCTTTGGCACTTTGTCAGGAATCGATACAAGTTCATTTTCTTTGGGTGATATTTTATACATTTCGGATACAGGCACACTGACAGCCACTAAACCTTATGGCGAGTCGTCGAAAGTACAGAACATTGGGAAAGTCCAACGAGTTCATGCAAGTTCAGGCTCAATAAAAGTAGGCGGTGCTGGTCGTACTAATGACGTGCCTAACCTCAACGATGGGAATGTGTTTATTGGTAATGCAAGCAATACATGGGAAGCTAGGGCTTTAACGCTCGATGATATCTCAGAAACTGCTACAAATAAGCATTTTACAGCTAGTGATAATACTAAATTAGATGGTATCGAATCAGGGGCAGAGGTCAATGTTAATGCCGATTGGAACGCTGTTAGTGGTGATGCCCAGATACTTAATAAACCTACAACAATAACAAGTGCAGAGCAAATTAAGCTTGGATATATATCAGTTACGCAGGCAGTGGACCTAGACACGATGGAATCAGATGTAACGACTAACAACGCCAAAGTGAGCAATGCCACGCATACAGGTGATGTTACTGGTGCTACCGCCTTAACTATTGCTGACGAGGCCGTAACCAACGCAAAAATTGCACACGTTGCGACAGGAACGGTTAAAGGCAGAACAACAGCAGGAACAGGCGATGTCGAAGATTTAACAATATCAACAACACTAAAAACAGCACTGAGTTTAGTTAAAGGGGATGTAGGTCTTGGGAATGTAGCAAATGTAGATACGACTAATGCAAGCAATATATCTAGTGGCACACTAGCAGAGGCACGATTACCAAGTATAGATGCGGATAATATTATAATAAGTAATTTAACGGTTACAAATCTAAAAGCTGGGGTGCTAGACACAGACTTAAACAGTGTTAGTGCAAGTCACGATACACTTGCAAGTGCTAAAGCTATAAAGGATTATGTAGATGCAAGGGTGCAGTATGCATTGGATAATGCTACACAATATTTTGGATAAATTATGACAAGTATTTCAGATCAGTTAGATAAATATAGACGGCGACTTGAAGATAAATATATTCACGACGACATGACTGCTAAACAAAAAACTGATAGAAAAATTGTCATAGATATGGGAATTGACGCTATGGGGTATGGGATACATGATTTTTCACAGAAAATTGAAAAAGACGTAAATAGACATAAATTAATATTAAAAGGCATAATAAGTGGAATAGCTATAGTATCAACTGCCATAATCGGAATTGTTATACAACATTTTTTAAGTTAAGGAGCAAATATGTTAGTTAGTGACGTAATAGACAGAATCAACACAGCAATAAGCGACGAAGACAGCACAAAGGCCACTAGCAGCCTGTTTAGCAATAAAAGAAAAGTTAGTCAGTTAAAAAACGCTTTGGATGTATACGCAAGTACCACAAAAGGCATTGAGGATATATTTAGTACACCTGTTAATACGTCAAGCCGAGTAGTTACAGGTCCAACAGATGCCTTAAGATCAGAAGCTTACCGATTAGCGTTTATATGGCGCGATGGTCGTAAAAATGCAATGGGCTTCAAAGATTTGAATTACGTAACAACTGAATTTCCTTACAATACCTATGCAGGGATCCCACGATTTTTTAATGTTTGGAATAATGAAATAACCATTTACCCAGATAGCAATAATTCAGCACAGACAACAACGCTAAACGGTGCAATTAATGATAGTGCAACAACAATCACAGTGGCCTCAACCAATAGCTTCCCTGATTTAAATGGACGAATAACAATAAATAACGAAAAGATACGCTATACAGCCAAAACGGCAACAACATTTACCGGATGTACTAGAGGTATTGAGGGAACAACCGCAGCCAGTCATAGTAATGCCGATACAGTAACTCATAATAATTTTGAATTATTTTATAGAAAAAAACATTTTGTGATTAGTGTTGATTCTAATGACACGATATCACCTACTGATTTAGCCAAAGAGATGGAAATACCAGACGAACATATCGAGCCTATAATTGATTTAGTAGCTTATAGATTACTAATATTAATTGATGACTATAATAGAGCAGATAGATATAAAATTGATGCCTCAGCCTTCTATAGACAAGCTAAAAATGATATTGAAGCTGGTTATGGGGATGTGATGAAAGCCGGCATGATTGGTCAGCCTTATGATTGGGAAGTTAATAATATAGGGAGTACAATTTGAGCTTTGTTGTAGAATCGTATCAATCTAAAGGGCTACGGGATGACAAGGGACGAAAGTTCGTCTCACCTGATTATTTCTACAATATTGAGAATATGAACTATGATAACATTATAGGTTGCCAAAGAATAAAAGCCCCTAGTGTTGAATATAACGTAGGAAGCAATCAAATTGATGGGGGTTATGATTTTAGATACATTGATTCAGTAGGACAATTCCAAAGTGAAAAAATAATTGTTCAAGGGGGATCAATCGTTAAAAACTTCTTAACAAGCCCAAGCACCATTTACACAGGATTAACAGCAAATAAAAAATGCACGTTCGGAATACTAAACGATAAGCTATTTATATCAAACGGCTTTGATTATCCATTAGTGTATGATGGAACTTATGTTAAAGAAATGGGCGCACCTACAGCCAAGGATTTACTTGTGGCTGGGGTTCTAACAGGAGCGTATTACTACGCTATGAGCTATGTCATAGATGGCGTCGAAATTATACTTGGCACTATTAGCAACACCATTACCGTATCAAGCAAAAGTATTGATCTTGATTTACCTGTTGGAATTGCGACATGCACAGCACGAAAGATATACCGTACAGAGGCAGGTGGTAGTACACTCAAGTTACTAACAACTATTAGCGATAACACCACTACAACGTATCAAGATAACACGGCTGACGGCTCACTAGGCGCAAATATTCCTAGTACAAATAGTTCATGTCCAACACCCCAATTTATTACAGTAAAAGATGAAAAAATTATTGGTGCGGTCAATGCCAATAGACCAAACTACTTGTATGTCACAGAGTTAGAGGTAGAAGTTTTTTTTAATACGTCAGGCGTTTATGATGTGTCAGGCGTAGGTAACGACAATTCCCCATTAACAGGACTTATTGAAGATTATAATCAAATCGTAGTTTTTTCAGAAAAGCATATATATTTAGCGGATACGTCAGGTCTTACAACAAGTGTTAAACAAACCACGTCTAATGTAGGATGCATTGATGGTTTTAGCATTGCTAGAATACCCGAGAATCACATCTTACAAGGTGGCATTATGTTTGTTTCTAACTTGTATGATGTCCGTATTTTCAGCGGTAATATTGCCACCAACTTGGCTACAAGTTTTGACAACTTAACAACAAATAATTTTAGTTCAGCACTAAATAAAGATAGCCTAAAAAATCAATTAAAAGATAATCCATTAGAAGCAGCATTTTTCGATTATAAATATCATTTAATCGCTGAAACGTTTATGTATGTTTACGATATACGTATTAGTGGTTGGACAAAGTATTTTATAAAGACAACAAGCTACACTCCTACTTATTGGCGGTTTTTTGAGATCGAGCAAACTTTATATATATCACAAAAAAATGCAGGTATCGTTGAGCAAATGTACAACGCTTTGACCTATCGTGGGGAAGAATTAACAGCATTTTTTGAAACGCCTGAAATAGCGGTTGGGACAGAACAAAAATTTTATAAAAATTTATATATATATTATGATAAATCGGGGAGCAACACATTAACAGCCTTAGCGACAGTTGATAGCACAAAAACAGTAACTGCTACCATTACATATGATGGGGCGTATTATGATTTTGATTACTTTGACGAGGATTATTACGAAACAACAGAAGACGAAGAAGATTACAAAGTGGTATACATAAATAAATACGCAAATTGGATGCGGTTTAAGATAAGCACACAAACACAAGCCATCATTAAAGGCTGGAAGTTGGAGGGTAGAATTGTTGGAAGTTAAACAAAAAGATTTATCCCTTAATGAGCTTATGGACCAAGCAGAATGCATCATAGCAACTGGCGAACCGGTAGAAATGCCATTAACTCATAGCTTTACCGATGGTATGTATATTCGGGAAATATTTATGCCAGCAGGCACAATTTTAACGAGCAAAATACACAAAACGAACCACCCATTCATAGTAAGTAAGGGTAAGTGTATAGTGTACGATGGGACTAAACTAGAAACTATAACCGCACCACACACAGGAATTACAGAACCTAATACTAGACGTTTATTGTACATAGAAGAAGATACAATTTGGACAACATTTCATGTAACAGATAAAACTGATGTTGATGAAATTGAAAAAGAAATTATACAAGAACATAATAATGAAATGTTAGACAAAGACCTATTTAATAAATTTAACAAAATAAACACACAAAACAATACATTTATAAATAAAAAGGAGGCTTTAAAATGAGTTTTGCAGCAATCGGCGGTGCAGTTATCGGAGGCGTAGTTGCAGGAGAATACCAAAAAAGCGAAGGAAGAAAAGCAAGGGCAGCACAAAGAGAATTAACCGAACAACAAATAATTGAACGAAGAGCCGAACTCTTGGGGCGTGAACGTGGACAAGAGGAAGCACAAAGAAGAGCAGCAGAAATAGGCGAACAAGCACAACAACAATTCATGGCAGCTACAGAAGGTAGGCCAGAACAAATCACACGTCTACAAGAAATTATTAGACAGCAGAGATTGCCAGAACAACAACAAGCAATAAAACGAGGCCAATTAGCTTTACAGCAAGCAGGTGTAAGAGGACCAGAAGCAGCGCAGCAAACGCAAATGTTAGCAGGTCGTCTAGGGCGTGAGCTTGGTTTTGATGTTGAAAAGTTAGCATTAGAGGAAGAGTTAAGACGACAAAGAAGCCGTGAACAGATGGCTGGACAGCGTGGCTTAGTATCACTGCAACAGCAATTACAGCCAATACAAAGATATGAGGCGCAACGATGAAAGGTCAACCACGTAATCAATTAAATATGGCTCCATTACCAACTAGGCCAACCCAAGAACAAATGACAGCAGAACTACTAGCAAGCGGTCAGCCAATACAACCAATGCAACCACAACAACCAAGTCCAGTTGATAACTTGATTGGTGGCCTTGGGCAAGGTGCGAAAGGGTTACTTCAAGGATTTGGCGATTTTGTTAATGCACAAAAAAATACGCCAGAAGGTCGCCTATTACTTAACAACATGCTTGCAGGTGTAACAGTTGCATTAGGTGCAGACCCAGCCATTGGTGCTAACATTGTACAGCAAGGACAAAAGCAGTTTAGACTTGGATTAGCTAAACAGCAAAAAGAACAAGAATCGTTACTTGCAACAGCTAAGAGACAAGCCGATATTGAAGCAGATGTTGAAAAATTTAGACAAAAAGAGCAAATAAAAGCAGAAATAGAAGCACCAGAAAAGCAAAGAGAACTGCAAGAAGAGCAAAAACTTGAGAAAAAGAAAGCTGTAAATGCTTATATGTCAGCTCAAGAAGTTATTTCAGGCATTGATAATTTACTGAAAGAAGACCCGAAAACAAGAAGCAAGCGTTTTGAAGTTGCAGTTGGCCCTGTAGAAGGTAGAACCTCAGGAATGGCATTGCCAACTAAAAAAGGCCAAAAAAGTTTTCAAATTAATCAAGAGATAAAAACATTGCTTGCACAAAAAGCTTTAAATACTATTACTGAAATGAAAAATGCATCAAGAACAGGGGCCACAGGTTTTGGTGCAATGAATGAAAAGGAATTAGGCTTAATCGAAGCTGATATTGCATCACTTGATCCAAGATTAAGCGATAAGGCATTTGAGGCCAGTTTAAATAGAATTAAACAACGTATGCAAAAAGTAATGTCACAAATTGATATTACAGAAGAACATAGGTTGTCTTTGCAGCAAGAAGACCCACTAGGTATTTTATAATGAACTATAAACAGTTTTCACAAAATATAAAAACTAAATATCCTCAGTATCAAGATATAGACGATTTAGAATT